CCTCCCCCGGCTGGCTGTTTTATATATCCCCCTCCGGGGGATTGGTTGAAAAGCTCCGGGACAGGCTCAAAACAACGCTATCATTTAACCCATTTACAAATTGATAGCACTATCAAAACACGAAAAGCAACCCAAACGACAGCACAAAACAACGCTATCATTTGGATATACCCAAAACGGACGACCAACAAAAGAAAGCCGCCCACGATGGGACAGCAAACAAGCCGCACAAACTCCACCGGGGGACGCTCCACAAGGACAAAAGAAAAGCCCCGGTACAATCGCCGGAGCTGTCTATATTTTATTTATTCATTTTTACACATTCCGCAAGAATGAAAAGCGGCAACAACAAAATACAAATCAATAAAAACATTCTTTCTATACCTCCTATATTTAGATTACAATAAAACGCTTGTAGCTGGTTTCTTTGCTATACGCTGTGAAAATATCTGGCTTGTCTTTCTTTAGTGCGGAACTATCCAAGCGGCAAGAAACAACGGTTTTATTTGTGGCTTTTGTTGCTCCCTCTGTCATTGTCTCAGCGTCTCCCATAATGGCAAGAATTGAGCTTTTTAATTCCTCATTAAGTGCGGTTAATTCCTCAATTAAACGCTTGTTTTCTCTGTACTCTGTGCATAATGTTTCAAATTTTCCCATCGTTCAAACCTCCATATATTTATAATTATATTGTTTTACTGTGCCAAGTGTGGCGGCTGTCGGTTCTTCGCCTGTGAACCTGTCCACATATTCAACCGGGATATAAAAAGCGGTATAGCGTCCGGTTTCGGAGCTTGTACAATTATAAAATTCAAAAGAATTTATCAAATTATCAAAATCGTTTTTAACTCCGATTTCGTCCGCTGTGAATTGTTCCCGGTTCTTTCTATTTAGTACCGTTTCGGGGTGGTATGGTTTACCCGGTCTTAAATTTACCGGACAGGCGACCACCGAAAGCCCATTTATATAGGCTTTTCGGGCTGTGGTTTTGTCGATACGCTCAAAATTAAAACCGTTTTCGGTGTAGTTGTATTTTCTCATTGTGCTAACCTCCTTAAAAATCAATTTTTGCGAAGCGTTCCGGGGTTCTTATTGTTTCGTAGTAATAGCCGCCATCGTACAAATTAGCAACCCTTTGTTTTTTGCTTTCTCTGTGAATTTGTGAGGGTTTCGCCTGTACCAACATATTAAAAATAAGGTTTGCGGCTTCGACCACATCGGAATAACTGCAATCACATCTAAAGAAACAATCAAACAACCATTCTTTTTTATCTTCCGTTAAATAGGTATCACGAGAATAACGACCATCTTTTACAGGGGTTTTGTGATAGTAAAATTCAAAAAATGGGTTATCGTCTACTTGATAGTAATAATAAAAACCATCATAGACGAAATTTATATAACTGGTATGTGTTACCGTTATCGGGTCATTATTTACCTTTTCGAGTGCTTCGAGCTTTTTGCTATATTCTTTAATTGCGGCGGCTCTTGCTTCGTTGTGGCTGGTTTTCTCCAACTCTGTAAAGCGTTCTATTTTTTCTTTGTATTCTCTTTTTGCACTGTCTGCGGTTCGATTGCTAATAATCGCATTTTTAAGCGGTTTAACTTTACCGCCGTTATTGATTACGATTTTTGCTAATTCGGTTAAAATTCGGGAAGCGTTGTACTCCCATGTTGCCGGGTATAATCTTTGATTTTCTTGTGTAATAAACATATTGTTTACCTCCTAAAATTTATTTGTTTATCGGTTTTGTGTTATTTCTTATCTTGTTTATATTATAATTCGTAAATTGCGAATTGTCAACCCCTTTTCGATAAAAAATAGCACAAAAAAGATAAATTTTTATTTTTAGCGTGTTAATACCTATATAATAAGGAAAGAACCCGGACAGGCTCACAAGCTCCACGACTCCGGGACATTTCGCTTTATTGCGGTAAAGTGTTAATAGAACCATCGGAAATCGTGAATTTTTCCACCAAAAACGAGCATAGAAAAACCACCCTCAGCACACCCGGAAATCCGAGTGCGTGAGAGTGGCTGAAAGTTGATAGTCGATAGTCGAAAGTCGTTAGTCGTTGGAGTCGGTAGAGTCGATAAGGTATCGGCTACGAATATCCTCAGCGTTATAGTCGTTGTCTTGCTGAGAGTTGGGTGTAAGTACATACTCGGTCTTGTCTTGATAACCGTAGTTGTTCTTACCGAGGAAGATACCAGTAACAGGGTTGAGCTTACCGTTTTGCATATAATCTTCCCATAAACTTTCGAGAATTTTGTAAGCCTTTTTTATAGAGTTCGCTACCTCCGGCGGCAACGCTGACTTATAACCAGCTCCACCAGTAGGTCTATCATTTACAATAGCCCATAAGTTAGTCCTACTCATTCCGTTCAATGCCATAGCCAATCCCGATACCGTAGGCTTGCTATCACATTGAGCCATATACTCAAAATAATGCTCAATACGCTCCTGTACCTGTTCTACATTATGCAAATCAATATCGGGTAAGTTCATCAGATACATATTCTTTCGGAGATACTTCGCATTGTCTCCCGGCTCAAGCATATACCCATTGTCCCCAATCATCGGGGAATTACCACCCCTCGGCTTTTTCTTAATCACTTGCACATCATTTGTGCTATCTGTTTTCTTAGTCGCCATAGTCTTTTACCTCCGTATAGTTGTAGTCTGTCCTCCACAACCTCTGAGAGTCCTCTTTTATTCTGCTTATTCTTATTGGAGTAGTAAAAGTAGTTAAAAATCAGTTTTTGCGTATAACTTTTACTATAAGGGATTTTTCTATATAGAGGAAGTTACACGCAAAACCTTAAAAACAACTACTTTTACTACTTCAAAACACCGAAAAAGATAATCTGTCAATCCTATTAAGACAAGTTGCTCAAAAGTTCGTTATCCGAAAAGGATAAGATTTCGTACCAGCTTTCCCATCGTCCCCGAAAGTCGCTTATAAGGCGAAAAGTCGAAAAGATTATTTTTCAATCCTTTTCGTGTTAGCGTCCTAATGTCGTTTTTGATTGTTTTTCAATCCTTTTCGGATAATTCAATACCGAGAGATTTCAGTACATTCTTCATTACTCGAATGAAAATCTCAGCGTGTTCCTCGGTATAATTTACCTGTAAGTCGTTGTATGCCGGAACAAGTTTAGCGTCCAACATAAACAGTCGTAGAAACTCGTGTTGCTCTGCGGTCTCTTTGTATTTCGTGAAAGCGTCCCAATAACGATTTACTTCTTCCATATCAGTACCTCTTTCTTGCTTCGCTGAGACTCGCCATATTACGAGCCGCCAAGTCAGAGTAGAAGTCCTCGTTTGCGTCTGTTACCTTATAACAAGGACGATTACCGAAGCACACAATGTAAGTGTTCGTTGTAAGCTCGTGTACAACAGTCGTGTACTCCTTTGTCATAGCACACCCACCGACAGCCGGAGAGCCATCGGGAGCGAGGTCAAACCCCGGTACAGGTACTTCCCCCCAAGTCTGAGGGAACACAATCACATCGAAGTCGGGTCTGCGTTTGTCGAGCTTCTTCATAAATTCCTCGTCAGCGGCGAGGAGCTGTTTTACTTTATACTCTACGAGTTCCAAGTTGGGATAAATTGCGTACATCGGTTATACCTCCTTATTCGCTTGCCTTAAAGTTGTAGATAGGCTTGATAATCTTTTCGATTTCAACCGTATCTTGGATATTGGCTACAATTTCTTCGATAGGCTTATATACCATCGGGCTTTCGTCAATAGTGGACTGACCTACGGAAGTCGTATAGATACCTTTCATAGACTCCTCGAACTCAGCAAGAGAGACAACCTCTTTTGCCTTGCTTCTGCTCATAATACGACCAGCACCATGCGGAGCTGAACAGTTCCAGTCCTCGTTACCTTTACCGATACCAATAATACAACCGTCTCGCATATTGATAGGGATAAGGAGTCTTTCGCCAGCCTTAGCAGAAATAGCACCCTTGCGTACCATATTCGTACCGAACTCAATGTAGTTATGGATAGTCTCGAACATCGGAAGACCCCAATATGCAATATCAGCACCGAACAAATTACCTACGATAGCGTTTGCAATCTCGTATCTGTTGATAGCGGCAAAGTGCTGACATATTTCCATATCGTGAAGATAGTCCTCACGATACTTCCCGGTAAGATAACAGAGTTCTTTCGGAATACCGAGAGGGTTAGGGTTGAACTTACGATGAAGCTCCTTGATTGCCTTTTGGATTTCATTCTTACGACCTTGAGCCTTGTACTCAGCAATCAATTTTTCTTGCATAGCGTAGAGTTCGTCCTTGCCTTGCATAATCTCGACAGCAAGGTTCTGATAGTAGTCTGCGACCTGTTTACCCAAATTGCGGCTACCGCTATGAATAATCAGATATTTCGTACCCTCGGAGTCGGTGTCGATTTCGATAAAATGATTACCGCCGCCGAGAGTACCAATACTACGCTCAAGTCGCTTTGTGTCCTTGAGTTCTCGGTAACATCTGAGTTCTTGCAATCTATCGAAGCGGACAACCCGACCTTCGTGTACATTTCGACCACTCGGAACAGTCTCACGAATGATATTATCAATCTGAGCAAGGTCGATTTCGATTTTACCAAGCTCGATAGTCAGCATACCGCACCCAATGTCAACACCTACGATGTTCGGGATAACCTTATCGCCCAAGTCGGCGGTAAAACCGATTACACAGCCAGCTCCAGCGTGAACATCGGGCATAATACGAACCTTGCACTCTGAAAAAGCTGGTTGCTTAATCAGCGTGTAAATCTGATTGAGAGCTTCATGTTCAATATTTTCTGTGAAGATTTTAAGATTGCTCATTACAGTACCTCCTTGAGTTTGACTCCCCAATAGATAGCGAAGCCGGAGGAGGTAGACTTTCTATCGAACCATTCCGGGTGTCGCTCCATTTCGGAGTTGAATTTTCTTGCCGAGAGAACATAAGCACCCTCGGATTTCGCCCATAACTTGAAAGCATTGTAGAGGTCTTTCGCTTTGATATTGGACTCCTCGTTGCGTACACATCTGCTCTCAAGAAACTGTAATACAAGGTCGTTGTCTCGCTCGTATTTGCTGACAACCTGTTTCAAATGGTCGGGCATTTCGAGACCTCGTTCCTTATATTTGATATACCCACGCACCAGCCACATAAAGATACCACTCATAGCTTCGATGGAAGTGAGTTCGTCCTTTAAGTGAGTATCCTGTTCTTTCTGCGTAAAGTGTCGGTTGAACTCGATAACCTTGATACGCTCAGAAGCGAACAGAGACTTGTCTGTTACCATAGGTAAGTCGTTACAGGAGAGCCAAAGGGTAAACTGAGGACGGAATGTAATCGCTGACTGATACAAGGCACGAGCTGAGATTTCCTCGCCGCCTGTGAGCTGTTTGATTTTCTCCTCGTCCAGCTTGCCATACTCATTTGACTCGGACATAGTAACGAAACGCTTACCCTTGAGACCAGCGAGAGTAGGGCTTGCCGCTTCTGCGTCTTTCTGTCTGTCGCCACGACAAATCATACCGACAGGGGCTACCTTAGCATAGTCTCCAAGCATATACTCGATAGTGTTGAGCAAGGTCGATTTACCATTTCGGGTAGTTTTACCATGTAGGATAAACATACATTCCTCATTACTCATACCGAGCATGGAGTAGCCGAGAGAGCGTTGTAGGAAATCTGCTTTATCCTTGTCGCCCTGTGTTACCTCGTCAATAAACTGTTCCCAACGCTCACACTTAATGTCTCTACGCACCGTATGACGAAAGCGTGTCTGCATAGTGAGAAAATCGTCCCATCGTGCTTCTCTAAAAGAGAAGTCGGAGAGGTCGTATGTACCGTTGATACAGTTAATCAGATAAGGGTTAGAGTCGAACTCGACAGCGGAAATACGAAGTTCGCCTGTTGCGTCCTTGAGTATTCTGTCTCTCATTCGTCTGTCGCCCATCTTATTTACAAAATTGGTGTAGGCTTTTCTCAAATCATCATCGGTAATCTCGCCACAATAGAGTATCATCAATCGCACGAAATCCTTGATTTTCTCAGATACGAGGATAGCTCCCTCGTCTTTTCGCCACGCACCCTCGAAGTAGGTGTACCACGACTTATGTTCCGCACAGTACCTCGCTTCTTGGTTATAGAGCATACCGAAAAGGTTAGCCATACCCATTTCAGACCACTCGAAGCCGGAGCTGGTCTCGTCTGCTTTTTCCGGGTGGTAGTGCTTAATCATATACATTTTTGCGGACAGGTCTTCGTCCATAATAATTCGCCCGGATTGAAGTTCAAATAATTCTCTGTCTGCTGTTGACATTATTCCACACCCCCGATTGCTTTTGATATTTTCAATAGCTCCTCACGAGCTACCATAATTCTTCGACAAATACTGGTTCTGCTATCCTCGATTGTCAGATTACCGTACCCGGCAACAGGGGGATAGGAGTTACCTTTACATTCTTGCTCATATACTGAAATGGAGGTCTCGACTCCCTCAAGAAGCTCCATTACCATTGTCATTTTTCGGGTCTGCTTTCCCATGTCTTAACCCTCCATTTTCTTCTTGAAATCTGCGGAACTTTCCGCAATAGGCTACCGCCTTACAATATCGTCTGAGTGCATACTTGCACTCGTTGTTATAAGGGCAGAAGCGGCATTTACACCGCTTTCTGCACCTTGTACATTTGTTGTCTATCACATATATTAACCTCGCTTGCGTTTGAGTGCTTTATAAACACCCTTAGAGCGTTGCTCGTACAAATTGTTATCCGCTTGTCGTTGTTTAGAAATAGCTTTCTTCTGTTCCTCCCATAATCTCTTTTCCTCAAGATATTCGGGACATTTGCTATGACAGCCGGAATGTCGTTTAGGAGCAACGCACCCTTTACAACATTTAATTCCCATAATGAGTACCTATTTGTTTGCTTTATAAAATGCTTCTGCGAATTTGCTACTCGTCATACTTCGCCTTGCCGCCTGTTTATTCCAGCCAGTAGGCATTATGTAATTTTCGGGTAGCTCCGGCAATACTCGATTGTTACGAGCCGAGAGTAGCTTTTCTCCCTCTGAAAGCTGATAAGGTTTTTTCTTTGGAATATTGAAATAACCCCAAATGTCAGTTTTCTTTGTGTAACATTCTCCGTATTCATCGGGAGAAAAGGTAAAGAGTGGTCTTCCTAAAAACTGTCTGAGATAACCCATCGGATTTTCTAAAGCCCAAAACTTCAAACTTGAGTCGTTGGACTCTCGACAAAACCATATAATCTCAAGACATTTCTTTACCAGCCGCATACCGCTTGAAAAATCTCTCGGAGTTTTAGCGGTAGTCCTTGCGAGAGAAAACATCGTACAGGTAGGGGCGGCTAAGATACCGTAAACCTCGTCTGCGTTGACTTCCTCTTGCTGTCCTGTGCTTCGGTTAAAGAAGACAATTACTCTCTCTCTCTCTCTCTCTCTCTCTCTCTCTCG